GCTTTTCTTCGTCATCTTCACGATAATTTCGACGAATTGACAGTATTTGCCCGTTGTCCTGACTGATTGTGACAACATATGGTATCTTGATGCCGGTAAAATCACCGTCATCGTCCTCATCTTCGTATCCCTCAAGGTCTAAATCGACATGACACTCCAAAATAGTGCAGTCATAGTCGATTTGAGTGGGTGTAACGCCGTCAATGCGCTGTATTTCATCCTCAACGGAGTTAGTTTCGCTTTGCGCGGGCAAAACATCCATGTCCAGATAGAACCCAGAGACCTGTTTCTTCCGCAAATCGTTCAACGACATGCGGATAACCTGCGTTATGTTGGGACAAGTCTCTAAATCTGACGTTTCATATGGGACAACTAGGTGTTCTGCCGGTACAAACTTACTTACAGCCCGCCCTTTTGTTTCATCATAGTAAACTTTCTTGAATGTAGACCCTGCCAGAGGCAAAAAGAACAACATCTGGTCAAGTTCAGGCGTATATTCCTCCATCACGTTGGTGATGTAGTAGTTCATAAACTGCTTTACGCGGATGGCCTGCTGCTCTTTTTCCCTTGTTTCTGATCCAAGTACAGCAGTTCGCACGGGACCGCTGGCTGGCAACAACTCATTGAACGCCTGCGCCTGAAATTGCGTAGCCGCCTCGGCAAGCAACGGATGCGTGACTCCGGTGGCCCCCCGGAAGGGCTGGGCCCTCTCCTCGTAGGAGAACCCCAACAACTCCAAACCGTTAGCGTAAGCATCTTCCCACTCCTGTCGCCCTGATTTGTTGGCATCAAACTCAGACATCAACTCACTGGCTATGCGAGACAACTCCCTGTCCGGCATCTCCTCGGCTAAATTCATGTAGAAATCATCGCTCTTACCGCGCTGGTCCTGCGGATCAAAGTCCACAGTCATACCGCCATCTTCATCCGGCGTAATCTCAACATCCATGTTCTCCGCCATGCCCTCAAAAGACACGACGTTCTCCATGCTGCCCGGTAGCTCAAGTTCTACTTCAGCCGCCAAGTCCTCCATGTCCAACTGTGAGGGGACGTTCTTGTCAACCATCCCGGCTATCGGTTCACGAGCCATGAGCTATCTCCTTTGGCCTAACTTACCATAGGCCGGTTCATATTCCTAGCTGTTGACGCAAGAGACGCAATACCCAAAGGGCCGCGGCCCGTGTTCCGCGCTATGTCAGCTAATGTTACTATGCCGCCGTCTGCTTTAAACTGCTCGGGGTAAACATCTTCGTAAGAAACATCGCCGTATTCAAGTTCCTCACGAATAGCTTCTTCACCTTTGTCCACAACATCATACTCACTCACGACGGTGTCATCCGCCGGAGCTTCTTTTCTTAAATCCTTGATAGGAACTTCTTTCTTCGACGCTGGGTTCAAGAACCGACGCTGCACGGCACGAGCTTCGACTTCTCCGTAAAGAGCTTCATACAGATTTAAAGCTCTTTCCATCACGTACTCACTATCGCCCTCTATTTCCAGACGATCTTTAAGGCTGTTGTATATAGACATGAACTCACCCCCACCGGGTGTGTTTTCAATAGCCTGAACGGCATGTTGAACTTCATGTAATAAAGAAGATTGAAAATCTCTGGCGTTCATGGTCTGCGACATCGCTATGGTCGGTTTTCCACGAACCCCGTCATGTAAATAAAATCCGCCAAGATTTTTTGTCTCGCCACCAACCTTTACACTAGGTGCTTCTAACCCCACCACATAAACATCTTTAAGTTGAGGGTACTCTTCAAACAACTCGGGAAATTCTAAAATTTCCCCTAGCGTAGGCGCACGACCAAAATCTTGCTGTCCGGACTTAAACTTAGCCGCTTCCGGCATATCATTTAAAAATAGATCTTCCGCAGCAGGGTCATACTCATATCTCATAACATCAGGTTTAAAACCAAAAGATACCCTGTCTTTAGAGTACAAATAGTCACTACCAAAACCGCTAACATCCGAATCTGTCTGGCCCAACTTTAACGTAGACTTGTCAGTATTGGGTATCTCATGCCTAAAAGCATCCGTGTCCATACCCAGAACCTCTGTATCAAAGTAAGCTTGTGTTGCCCGAAAAATTTCATCCTCAGACTTCCCCATCTTACGAAGCTCTTTAGCCATTTTTTCCCGTGCAGGACCCGTCGTCGAGTTTCTACCTGCCAACATCTCCGTGACAGATGTGTCCGGTAATGCATCATCTGGTAGCGGTATAATCTGACCATCCGGAGTAACAGCCTGCGGGCGTACATTCGGCAGATACTGCATGAAATCCTGTATGCCGCCAAGTAAGGCCCGTGAGCCGCGGGCCGTGATGGCCTCTCCGGCACCCGTGACACCGCCAGCCAATCTGCCTAAGTCACGATAACCCTCTAAGCCCTCCGGTACAGCAGGAAAGAACCGTGAACCAAGGGCCTCGGACCCATACTTAGCCGCAACGCTCTGCATAGCAGGGTCCGCAGCCGCAAGCGCAGATGCCGTAGGCGACATAGCTAAAAGACGGGGGTCTACCTTAGATGCGAGGCCCGTAGCTGCCGCACCCATGTCCACGATGCTGCCACCTAAATCTGTTGTCATTCCTTGAAGGGCACCGATTCCTAACTCACTGTACGCTCCTTCCGGAGCAGGTTCGTACTGGAGGAAGTCGTCTTCTGGATTACTAGCCAATGTCCCGCCCCAAGATGCGGCTCATTTGTGCTAAAATCTTAGGGTCTAGGTTGTCCATGACCTGATTGGCAGATGCCTGCATACCTGCCTGCCGCATTAATTTAGTACCCACAGCATCGTCTCTGTCGTTTAACTTAATTTTTGTGCTCATCTGGAACCCGCGTATACCACTAAAATCCTGTTTTTCGATGGGTCGCTGTGGAAAGTAAGGGTCCGCAAAACCGCCCTCTTCTTGTGGTTTAAAAAATTCACCTATACCTAAAGGATCTGCTCGACCAGCAAATTTAGGTTTTTGAGGTGCGACCTGTTGTTGAACACCATCAATCACAACGGTTGCATTTGGATCTACCGGCTGCATACCTAACAAACTGCCAAAACCACGATATTCTGTGGTCTCGCCCTCTTTGTAGGAGGGCCTGTTGCGTTGAATAAAATCAACAAAATCGTCCATGTCTTCCTGTGGAATAGCTATACCGCCTTCTTCGTAGCCCTGAACAATAGAGTCAGGAAAGCCACGCACATACGGGTCCTGCCCCTCTTTCATGTACATTTTTGTTTCGCTGTCAGGATAATTCAAGATAGCGCTTGCGCGGCGCTCTCTAAACTGTTCGATCTGGTCGCGTAGTTTTTCGGCTTCTTGGTAATGGTGCTGTACACGGTCCGCATACACCCCGCCCATTTTATTCGCGTTTGCCGGGTTTTGAGCTTCCGACAGATGGTACATCATCTGCTCTTCCAGATCTTGAAGAAAAGCATACGAGCCTTCTTCTACTTCAGCAGGGGTCATAAAACGTAAGTCATCTACACCGGGAAGGGACCCGTCATCCTGTAGCGGAACGTCTCCGCCTTGTTCAAAATAATACATCAGTAATACGCCCTAACCCTTATCTCGGTGTCCTCATCGCCCCAGTCATCTGACGGCAGTTGCACAAAATTACCCTGACGATATCTCATCAAAGCCTGTGTCATACTATCTACCAAGTCATCATATTCACCATTGGGAAACGCGGCTACCTCTTCAATCAACTCGTCTGCAAACGCTTCGTCCGGTGCCCAGACCATGCCCGCCTCAAAAAGCGGAGATACAGAATGAACTCGCGTAACCTTATCATTACCTTTGCTCGGCGTAAAGTTAACAACAGGTATTCCTGCGTTTCTTAATTCATGCGTCAACGGTAAACCAGATGCCTTCGCCTCCACGATAACAGTGTCGGGGTCCCAATACTTGTACTGATCCAAAGCTATCTCTTTCAGTTCCGGAAAATCCCAACGCCCCTTCTGACTATCAAGAAGTATCAACGCCGGGGGTCCCCCAGCCTCTTCTGGATGAAACACACCCCACGTTGTAATCGCAGAATAGTCAGAAGTTTCTCTTTTACTAAACGCCGTGTCATAACTCTGTATGACAAACTCCAAGTTGGGCACGTTGGACTTTTCCCAACGCTTCCACCACTCTCTCCTGATAATCGCATTCTCTTCACCCGTCGGGTTCTGCTGATACTGAGCATTCCATTTACTGGGCGGGATAGATGCGCGAACCGCGGTGAGATCTTCCATAGACCAAAACTCTGGCCAACACGGCGTGTCATCTTCAAAAATGGCAGGAAGTTCTACAACCTCCCACTGGTCAGCCAAAGGATCTTTAGCCATCGCACGGAGCAGTTGACCCGTCATATCTTTTTCGGACCACCGGGTCTGAACCAAAACTATCGACCCACCCGGCTGGAGCCTCTGTCGGGGGCCCCCTGTGTACCAATCCCACGCATCGTCAAAACCATTCGCCGACATCGCTGTCTGTTCCGAATGCGGGTCATCAATGATTACGAGGTCACCACCGCGTCCCGCCAAGTTCGATCCCACGCCAACGGCATAGTACATACCACCAGAGGCGGTGTCCCATCTTCCTGACGCTTTACTATCAGCAGCCAGACGCACTTCCGGGAATATGTTTTTGTAATCGTCACTATCAATTAAGTTCTTTGTCTTTCGTCCAAAGTTAACCGCAAGCTCCGTGGTGTGCGTTGCTTGAATGATCTTCATTTTTGGATTCTTACCCATCATCCATGCAGGAAACAAGAACGAAGCGAACTCGGACTTCGTATGACGTGGGGCCATGTTGATAATCAAACGCTTTAACTCACCGCTGGCTACACGCTCCAGCTTATCGGCAATAATTTTATGGTGACGACCAGCGATAAACTCTGGCCACATATTTTTTACAAAGATCAAAAAGTCATCACGACAAGCTTCATTACGTTCAATCTGAGCTAGTCGAAGACGAAGTTTCGCCTCCTGATCTGAAACATCCATAGGGGGCCCCTAACTGCACAAAAGATACGCATAAATATGCACAATAATTAGGCAGTTAACAACTCATATCATTTTTCACATAAATATTTGCGAGAAACATGGCCCTAGCTAGCGCTAGCCACGCCGTGGGCGGCGGCGCGAAAATCGCGGATTTTTGGCGGTTTTCTGCGGATTTTGACCCGATAGCCGGGGGACCCTAGCCACGGGCCACGGGCCGCGCTGCGCGGGCAATATCGACGCGCTGCGCCCCGCCCGGTCCGATTGCCGGTGGCCACGGCCAACGGTCCAGATTGACCGATTGCGGGCCGGTTGCCGGTGGCCGGTGACAACGGCCAACTGGCCACGGGTGGCGGGCCGGTATGTTTGGGGCAATGAGCGCGGGGCATGGCCCGCCGTGTTTAACTGATTTAATGGCGCAACGTTGGCCAGTGAGCGGGCATAAAAAACCCGCCGGTAGGTTACCACCGGCGGGGGCATTGTTGGATTATGCGGGGCTTATTCAGCTATAGGGTCATCACCACTAAAAACAGTCTGATGGTGACCGCTTAAACTTTCGTAGCCATGCCCGTTGCGAATTACACCGCCGGTCAAAACCGGTGATGAATAATGGACATGCCGGTTGCCATACATACCAGCATCTAAAACAGAATGAATGGTGATTTGGTTTTCTTCTATCCATTCACGACACTGGTTATGTTGCCGCCACATGTACGGACTACAATCGAAACGGTGATAATATTGACCGGCCATTATTCCAACTCCAACTTTACATTAGCGTCGGCCAGTATTTCACGCACGGCGGCTTTCAAATCGTCGGCGCGGCTTTCGTCGTCAAGCCCATCTGGCAATCTTTCGTCGATCATTTCGCCAATAGCATCTTGATGATCCCAGATTTCAATTTCGTAGTCATCCAGCGCCCGTTCAATTTCTCTTTCGGCTATGCTTTCGGCCAAAGCTTCAACCTTGTCACCGATTAAACCCATAACCGCATCGCCCAGTTGATCCAACTGTTCAGCCTTTAACGCGTCGCGCCGGTTGGCGTGTTCTAGCTGTTGTTGAAGCCGTTCGATTTCGGCGTCTTTTGGGTCAACAATTGCATCATTATCAAAATTCAATTCATTCATTTTTTAAGTTCCCATAGCTTGAATGGGGGCGGCCACCACGGCCACCCGATGACCCGTTGTCGCATATTGTCCCATATAATGCAAGCCCCCATAAAAAAAGGCCCGCCGGTTAAGGCGGGCCAGAGTCAGATATTGCGGGGCCGGTTATGCGGCCACGGCGGCAACCCGTTGCCAGTCGGCGCGCTTCATGTTCAAAACTTGCGCCCCGCGTTGTTGCCATATGTCGACGTTGTCGGCTTCGGCTTTGTTACCAACGGCGGTCACCGCATTGACTAGCGTCGCACGGGATAGCGGGCGGCCCTGTTCATAACCTGATTGTCCAATCGTATCCAAAAGCCCGTCTAATACACTGGACGTTTCTTTTTTAGTCAATTGCATCACCTTGCCTAAGTTTTGCACAACTTCAGATTTTTCGACGGCCACGCCGTCAATCACGTCGGCGGCGGCTTGTTTCATTTTTTCCAAAACTTCGTCGAATGACTCACGGCTGGAATAAGCCGCGACAAGGTCCCGCATTTTCAAACCAAGCGCAACATTATCGGCGTTTTTAGCTTCGTCGGATAGCAAGCCCCAATCGTCGGTATCACGAGCCGACGTGATGTGGCTTTTACGAGTTTTATTTTCGGTTTGCATACCGTTGAGGCAAGCCAACGTCCAAACCATCTGATAAACAGAAACGGAACCAAGGCCAACTTCGGAATTTTGCAAGCCGATACCGTTGGCCATGATATCGCCAACATTCGCGCCCGTGCCGGTTTGATTTAATGACCGCAACCGCAAATATAACCGCTTATCTGTAACGGTGCATTGTGTAACACGATATTGCGCCCCGCTTTCTAGAATAGGCGGCAAGCAATCTTCTAGCATATGATTATGGTCATATGTCTTAAACTTGTTTGAAAGCATAGCCCGCAAAACGCCAACCTTATCACAACCGGCATAATAGCCGCTATCGTTCAATTCGGCGGTGCTGTAATGATGCGTTCGTAACATCCGGACAAGATCCGATTTTTCAAACATTGCATTTATGAGCGCGTCTAGCTCTTTCGGAAATTGCGCTTGTAACCGGCGGGCCGTGCGGGCGTCAATTTCCAACTGGCCAGCCAATTGAGTAAATGCAACGTCGTTCATATCAAAAATTTCCGTTGCATGGCCGCGATTATGTTCAATAACAATTTGGGGCTTTCCGTCGTCAGTGCTGGTTTTTATTAATTGATTAACCGGCGCAATGTAATCGGCGGCGCGGGCGGCCCTATCTTTTACCGTTTCCAGCAATCGCGTTAAATCATTATTGGAATTTTCGACACTATGACGGGGGCCTTGGTTGGCACCTAATATGCCATTTTGCGGCTGGCCGTCAATTTGCATCATATTGTTTGGATTTTCGATTGTGTAATTCATGGTTTCATTTTCCCGTAAAAGTTAAAAAACCGGCGGGCATCATTGCGCCGCCGGTCATTCTGTTACCATAATATGCGATATTATGCAATTAGAATTTTCTAAAATTTTTAACTATAGGTAATTAGGGCATCATATTCGGGCATTTTACCGATTGCTTCAAGCCCTATATCACCCGCAACGTGATGCCGGATAATAGCCCTTGGCGATAATGTTTTGACAAAAGCCCGCAACCGGTCCCCGTCGGATTGGTTTTGATTTTGGCCCGCCGTGGCGGTCCAATGCAACGCAACATTACCGCCAGCCGCATAACACCCGCCGCGCTCGTCGTTTTCAATTTTTTTCTTTTTGACGCCGTGGCCAGTAAACCCGACGATATAATCACGATTAAGGCGGGCGCATAGCGGGCCGTCTTTCCCGCCGCAATTAACACACCCGACACTATCCAGATATTCCGCGGGGCATCTAATCACCCGCACCCCGTCGGCAATTGCGTTTTTGCCATTCTTCCAAAATGATTTTTTAACGACTGTCACAACCGGCGCAATTTTGTTTTTCACAATTTGCACGGCTTCGGCCAAGTTGTCGGCGGAATAGTTTATTGTGGTTTTGTTCGGGGCCAGTTTTTGCGCCCAATATAACGGGTGAAAATGTGAATAGGTGAAACTTTCACCGCGTCTGGGCTTGGCGTCTAAAACGGCGTCCAAATATTCAAAATCTATTTGACCGGCACCACACCCGCGCCCGCTATCATTTAGTTTGCAATCGGCGGGACAGGTTCCAAACTTTTCACCATTACCGGC